ATGTGGATAGCGCCGATAACCGACCGTACACAGGCAGATATTGAGAACAGGTCAGCCAAGGCCCATTGTAACGCTGCTGACCTAAACCGTTTGGAGGGCAACTGCATCACACTGGCTGAGATGCTAGGGGTAGAGATAACCCCTAGAGCGCAACCATGGAGCAGGGCAGACTTCCCCACAAATGTAGAGCTTTCTCGTATACTGGCTAACATCACAACCCTGCGGCAGGCGTATTACAGCTACAGCTATTCGCCCTCAGTACCTCTGCCTCCCTTTAACACTTGGCAGAAGTGGAATGATGCGGAGCAGCTGCTCTTAGATATCTACATAATTTGGAATGAAAACCGAGCCGCCCGCAGCTACTCCGGAGAGCTATACAGTGGGCAGCAGATAGGAGTGATTTGATGGCATATGTAAAAAAGAATTGGAAGAATAGGCAGTCGGAAAACCCCAATCGCCGCAGGCTAACTGCCACCGGCGAAGCCAATGTATATGATGTGGCCAGAGAAGAGGGTTTGGTGCTGGAGGAGGGGGATGCCTTCTCTAACCAGACGATGAACGATCTGGAGAATAGGATTGCGGCGGGATTTGATGCGGCTGATGTGCAAATAAATGCAGCGCAAGCCACCGCCAATAACGCTGCTACTGCTGCGGCAGCTGCTCAGAGTACAGCAAACGGCAAAGCCAATGCGTCCCACACACACCCTGCAAGCGCCATTACAGCCGGTACATTTGCAGGGCAGGTGGTAGCCAACGCTAGCGCTCAATCCACAGTAGGAACTGCTCAGATGCGCAACATCTATGCCGGCACCGGTGATATTGGTGTAGGTGCTGCCTTGGTCACCGGCAGCATCTACATAGTATACGAGGGTTAAGCTATGGCAAAGGGAATGTACTTCGGAGTGGGGAGTCTATCAAAGAAAATCAAGAAACTTTATGTAGGGATCGGGGGTGTATCCAAAAAGGCAAAAAAGGTATACATTGGCGTTAATGGTGTAGCAAAGCTCTGCTGGTCAGGGTTTGAGCTTCCCTCCTTTACAGGATCGCATGCGATTTTTGGCAACGAAACCAAGGGCTACATCGAGTGCTACAGCAGCGGCACCATCACGCTTGATGTTGCAGGCTATGATGTGTTTGTAGTAGGCGGCGGTGGGGGAGGCAATACAGCCACATCTAATGGCGGTGGTGGCGGTGGCGGTGGTTACACCAAGACCCAAAAGGCGATTGTGCTAACTACCAAGCAATCCTCCTCTGTAACTGTTGGAGCAGGAGGTAGCGCTGCAGCAAATGGTGGGGCAAGTACTGCACTTGGGGTAACTGCTAACGGTGGTGTTTCTGCCCCTATAGGCGGTCATTGGGGTGGTAATGGAGGAGCTGGTGGCTCTGGGGGGGGAGCTGGCGGTAATACATCAATCCATGGACGAACGCACAATATGCTGGTGGCGTGGGTGGAAGCAACGGCTTGAGTGGTGGTAATAGCGGATTTACAACCACTGAGGACGGTGAACTTACTGATGGGCGTACATATGGTGGCACGGGCCAATCCACTACCACAAGAGAGTTTGGTGACACATTGGGTAGGTTATTTGGTGGTGGTGGCGGCGGTGCTGGTAGAAGTCATTACGTAAGTAGTCCAGATGGAGTAGGAGGAGCCGGAGGCGGCGGTAAAGGCGGAAGTGGAAACGGTACTGCAAATACCGGTGGCGGTGGTGGTGGTGGAAACACGGGAACTTATCCTCGCCCCGCAGGTGCAGGTGGCTCAGGTATCGTGATTATTAGATGGGGGTATTAAATATGAGTAGATGGGCAGTGCTCAATGAGGACAAGGTAGCAATCAATATCATCGAAGGCGAGCGACTGGAGGGCTTGATGCTACCCTTGGGTCAGAGCATAGTGAACATTGATAATTACCAAGTAACGATCGGTGATAGCTATGCAGACGATATCTGGACAAATGAAAACGGTCACGTACCGCACAAGCTTACGCAAGAGCAGGAGATTGCACAGCTTAAGGCGATGGATGCGGCAAGGCAGCAGCAAATAGACGACCTGTCAATTTTGGTGCTACAGTTAGGGGGTGCGCTGATTGGTTAACGAGATCATGTTAAGGACATTGCAACGGCTGTATAATGAGGGTAAGGTTACCTTTGAGCAGATCGCACCTGAATATCAGCCCTACATAGCTCAGGTGAAACTGTAGAGCATGTGACCAGTGCGCTTGTTACAAAAAGCGGCGTGGGTAAGTATTCTGCAATAAAATAAGGCGGGGATCATTCCCCGCCTTTGCTATGTATTTTTATCTGTGGATCATCATTTCCATGTTTCTATTGAGCCGCTCCAGTTGCTTAATGATAAGCATATTTTGCTGCATGACCGTCAAGTTGGAGTATACAAGGTTAATTTCATGTTGTTTTGCTCCTAGCGCACTACCGGCTAGGCTGGAAAGAGCTTTATTATAATTGTCTGCAAAGGATCTGACAACCTCCATATCTTCTTCGCCCAGATCCAACTGAACTGTAGAGAGGGTTTTTTCTAGTGCTTCGTCCCGCTTTTCATCTTTGCTTTTAAAAAGGCTCATAATAATCTCCTTTTTTATTTTAATGTACCATATTTTATAACATTTGTAAATAATGGAGGATAATTAATCTAGCCAGTAACGATATAATGAGATGCAGAGGAGCTGTGATTGAAGATATGCTTACTCATACGAGAGTAGGCTGGTGTGGCAGACGGGAATTTTGAGATTATTGGGCAGCCCAGCGTGGCTGCCTTCATTATTTAACATCGAGGAGGTTTATATGGACAAAATGAGTTTATGGGGATACGGAGAAGGCGGGGCATGGCTCAGTGGGCTACTGGCGTCACTCGGGTTAGCCTTTAATGCCTTTGTCGGAGGATGGGACAGCATGGTTGAGTTTTTGCTATGGGCAATGGTGATTGACTTCATTACAGGATTCGTAGCTTCGTTTAAAAACAAGACCACCAACTCCGAGGTAATGTTCTGGGGCGGGGTTAATAAGGTAATGGTGTTTGTGCTGGTGGGATTGGCTTTTAAGGTGGATCTACTACTGGGTAATACGCAGCCCATCATCCGCACGGCAGTGATCTGGTTTTACATAGGTCGTGAGCTATTATCGTTGATTGAGAATTACGGCAAGATGGGCATGAGACTGCCCCCGGTACTCAAAAACGCTCTGGCACAGATTATTGATAAGGGAGGACATGAAGATGGCAAAGGAACAAAGACTGATACTACCACTGAATAAGTGCAAGGTTACGGCGAACTACCTCAATAGGACCTACAAGGCAGCCTACGGGTACGATCACTATGGCAATGACTATGCTGATGGCAGAGAGATCATCGCAAGCGGTGAGGGTACTGTCCTTATCACCGGCTACGATAACCGCCTGGGCAACATCATCATCGCTCGCTACAACGACTGTGAGCTGCCTAATGGCACTATTAAGGATCTGATCCTACGCTACTGCCACCTTGAGAGCATCAAAGTAAAGGCAGGAGAAAAGCTGGTACAGGGGCAGCTCATGGGCATCACACGGCAGACCCCAAACGGCAAAATCAACGGTATACATCTGCACATAGAGGTAGATACCGACACCAAGGCCCCGACCTACACCCCGACTATCTCTACCAATAGCAACATCCTGCGGGCAGGGTACAGGGGTGCTAAAGATACCACCCTACCGCCAACCACGGTATTCTGGCTAGGTAAGGGTCAACAGATCTACCGTGCGCTGCCGCTGGATAGCTGGACAAGCGAGGCGGATATAAAGCTGCCACCAGCAGAG